TAATGCCTCTGTGAAGAAATCTGACAACGCTTCTTTGATAACTCTCGGATTACGCTTTATAGCTGCTTCAAATTCTTTTATTCCCTTTATCTGTATGTTGAATTGGTTTGACATATTATGTGTTTACATCTTGTTCTACAAATATCTCTAAATGTTGATTACCACTAGCGTCATCATAGTTCCTTGTATTGATAGACTGTATAGAGTATGAATTTCCATCGTATGTAATTTGATCTCCCGCCTTTACATCTTCATCAACTGCGCACCATATTCTCAGCGATCGTGTTAGATCTAAATTAAGGTTTTGTGCTAGTGCTGCTGTTAATTGCTGTATGTGTCCTAAAAAAGTACCCTCAGTAACATTAGCGCTACTCTCACCTGACCATGTAGCTCTCTTGACTGTAAATGTTTTTGTAAAAAATCTTTCAATTCCCATTATATTAGAAACTTAACATAGCTATTTAATATATCCTGAGCTTTCTTAAAGTCTGCCCAGCCATCTTTATCTGCGTATGAAACACTATACTCACCAATCTTTTCAGATTTAACACCACCCATAGCTCCGCCCACTCCATACATATACATACCGGATACCATTACTGTGGCCGCAAAACTTACATCTGCTGGTACTAATTCCGAATATCCCCACTTAGCTGTAATTCTTTGATTAGCATGTCCTGCCAACCAGGTAGAACTTCTTAATGCTAGTTTCTTGATAGGGTATCCATCTGCTTCATAATTGGTTGGTAGTTTTAAGTATCCAGTATTATTAGTTTCCTGAACAAATGCCTCTACTTCTGCGAAACTATCACCCCATGAATTACTACCTTTCTCTACTTTCGTTATTTCTATGCAGTCATCAATCAGTATTAAGTCACTGCCACAACCATCAAACAGCTTTGCACTAGCTGCACTATCTGCTACAAAGTTACGGCCAGTTATCTTATCTATATATTTCTCTGCTGCTAATATTAAATCAGCTACATCGGCCTGAATTAAGCTCTTGCCGGTATATTGATTTACTTTTGCTAATGTTGTATATCCTTTAGCTGCCATGTTTTTGTAATATTAAATGATTATTCATTTGTGTGTTTTTTGCTACAGTCTTATCCGGCACGTCATTATACGCTACTAACTTTAAGGCACGGTCACTTAAATACCTGTTGCTCTTAACTTTCTCCCCCGTCTGTTTGTTTATGTAGATAAACTTTTTCATATTTAGTGCTTATAGAAAAGGGCAGGACTTCTGCCCTTTTTATATAAATCTTAAATAGATCTATGCTGAAGCAGCAGCAGTCTTTAAGATTGTGATTGGCTTGTCCAAAGTCGTAATGATTTGAACCCAACCTACTCTCTCAATCCAACGTACAGCTTGTCTGTCTGACATCAATAAGTTCAAGTCGGCGCTGTCAGCTACGTTCCTTACAGAACCGCTTTCATATCTTGAAACTCTTAATCCGCCTTTATAACCAAACAATGCACCTTGCTTTAGGTCACCAAAGATTACAAACGCTGTAGCTGCAGCCGTAGCTGATGCCTTAGGCATAACCTCTGTGAACACTATAGGATAACCCCATAATGTTGCTGGACCATTTTCGCTTGGCTTTTGGTAAATATACTCATTAGTAGTGGTCTTTAATGTTCTAACTAATGACATAACAGTTCTATTCATATAGAACTTACCGTTTGCTAATGCTCCCTCTGGTGTAGCGTCAACCATATCTAGGAAGTCATCTGCTGTAATACTTGCGAAAGTACTACCTGACATAGTAACAATGTTTACAGTTGAGCTTAACTCTAATATACCTGTAAATACTGTACCATCTCCTGTGAAAAATTCTTCATCTTCTTCACGTGAAAATGCTTGTGCAACTCGTCTTGCAACGAAATCAAACAAATCAATTTCCTCATCTTCTAACAACTCGTTAGTCATACTTACTATGACAGCCAATTTCTTTAACTCTAATGTGTTTTGGCCTAACACAACCTGGTTGGATGAAATATCACCAGCTTCATCTACCCAATAAACTACAATGTCTGTTACCAGTTCATTTAGCTTATAACTATTCTTAGATAGTTGAATTGACATAAACTCTCTACGAGCAACACCATATTCAGTCATCATAGAACGTACCTCTGCTGATAGCTCACTATCAACCGTATAACCAGCGTAAGGACTACCAGTAGCATCAGTTGTCATTTCTTTCAACTTGATGTCGTTACCTGCTAATACTTCCTTAGAAATATTACGGATATACTCATTCATCCCAACCCTCTTAGTTTTAGCAGCGTCATTGTAAAGTGACATACGCTTCTCAGCATTAGCCTCTAAAGTTTTAACGTGCTTATCTATACTATTCTCTACTGATTCCTTAATCTCCTTAACTTTACCCTCTAACATATTGCCAATCATCTTAGCAACTTCTGCTTCATCTTCCTTAGCATCTTCCTTTGGCTTTGGATCTTCTTCAGGTAATTCATCTACTTTAGCGGCATCATCCGCTAGAGCCTCTTTTTCTTCTTCTTTTTCTAACTCATCTACTGACTTTACAAAAGCTGCCTTTTCCTCTGCAGTTGCAAAACCTTTAGCTAGTAAAAGTTTTATCATTTTCATTATCTCTAACATATTGTCTATTCTCCTTTTAACTTTAATAAGGACTTTACCGACCTGTTGATGAGTTTTATACTTTCAGCTTTTCTTACGCTACTAGAACCTTGCAGGTCACTAGTTGCTTCGCTGACAATACTTATAGCATCGCCTATCCTCTTTAATCCATTAATTCTTTTTTCCATTGTCATCTCAACTGCCGATCTGATCAATAACATCTTTCCTGCTTTCTTATCTATAGTGCTAACCGCTTCCTTAACATCCTTAGCTTCATTAGTCACGGCGCCATCAACACTTTTATTCTTATTAGACATCAACCATTTCTTTGTATCGTCTGTAGTCCAACCGTCTGCTTTAGGAAAGAATAACATTTGAACGTAACCCTTACCCGGCTCACCTAGCTTCAAAGTACCTACAGTAGCTTCAATTTTAGGGAACTCTGTCTTTAGCACTATACGACTGAGAGTGCCAAACTCATCTATATCTCTAACCTTATATCTTACATACTCGTTGGTTTCATCCCAACGCTCAAACTCTTTTTTGACAACTTCATTTCCGGCAGGTTTTCCATCCTTATCTGCTTTTTTAACTTTCTTCCGTTTACCTTTACCATTGTCGCTTTTCTTGCTTTTTTTCCTTGCGACTGACTTTTTATTGTCATCATTATTCTTGTTTGGTTGTCCATCTTTAGTTTCGGTTAATAAATCAACGTTTATACCTTTCTTCTTTGCCAATGCCCTAGCGTTAGCCGGTATACTAACTACGCTAACTTCCAACAACTCTGATTTTAATATAACACCCTTATCATCAAATTCTTTTGGCAGAAAGCCAACAGAAAATGCGTTTAAGAATCCACCTGCATATAGATCAAATATGATCTTTGCTCTTGGGTTTTCATCTACAGCAAATTTAATCTTACCGGTTAGGTTTTTACCTTTCTCATCCATACCAACTTTCATAGCTTTACCTACGACTTTAGTTGCATCGTTGTAATCGTGACTGTCTATAATAACTGGGTTCTTCTTATAACTTTTCAAATCCCAATCTTGTTTAACAACGTCACCATGTCTATCTTCATCTGCTGTAGAGAAAATAGCCTCTAAAGTTCCACTGTCCTTATCTACGCTTTTGAGCTTTATATTAAACAGCTCAACTAACTTTTTTTGCTTCTTTGCTTTCATAAATATTTGTTATATATGTTTATTTATATTTTGCACCTACAATTAATTACTTCCCCGGCCGGAGCTGTTATATCTCCTGGATACATAAGCCCGTTAGTGAATGGTATAGTCATTAGCTTCTTTTCGCCATCTACCATAGAATGACTTTCACGAACATTACCATCTCCTACTGTTACCCATATTTTACTTTGTATTCCAGCTTGATCGTAGGCCTGGAACGTACCGTATGAATTTGCATTGTGTACTTCTGTCCTTGCAATAACTCTAGCTCTACCCTTACTTATATCTGAATATGTATTATCTATACGTCTTACTAGTTGTTCTCTACCCTCACCGGCTTCAAGACTCTGACTGAACTGACTCTTTAGCTGCTTGAAAGTAGTGTCGTTTATTTCCTTAGAGAATACGTTTACCTTTTTATCAAGCCATCCAGCCATTTCACCGGATAGTACGAACTTACCTGAGAATCCTAGAAACTGTAACGACTCATTACCACTAGCAAGTAAAAATGCTTCCATAATAGGCTTAAACTTCTCTACTGCTATCTTTATCTCATAACTCTCATTAAACGCTTCGTCTATAACATCTTTCGTAATACTTCTATTTTCTGCTGGAATAGCACTGTTTATTATCCTATCCCTTTGTTCTTTGAAATATATATCTAACTCTTTTCTCAACTTCTTCTCACGGCTATCTTCCTTAGCTACTTTATATTTACTGTAAACTTTACGAACAGCAGGATCTTCCAGTGGATGATTCTTTACTTTTTTTTTTGATCCCTTAGCAGTTTCGTTGCTAGGGCTTCCAAAATCTTCTGCTCCAAGTGGAGATAATCCAAGTGGCACTAATATATCATCACCATCTTTAACTGGATCTAGGCCTAACACGTCACGCTTCTCGTTAATTGTCATAGCGTGAATAGTATTTGCTGTTTCTAGGTCTTTTCTAGTTTCTTCTCTATTCTCCGGTACTGGATCAGTAAACTTTAGAGTTAGATCATCAGGTAATAGAAACTCATTAAGCCTACTTGTAAGCTGTACCATGAGTGGTTGGATAGTTTCTCGCATGAATATAGTCATACTAGCATCTGCATTGTCAAACTTAATGTCATCCAAACTAGCTAGTATAGGCTTAGGTACTTCTGTTAATATACAAATATCATTCAACGTAGATTTCTTACTCTCTAAAAATGATAGTTCTTCCGGTGTTAAAGCTGTACGGATATAGTCGCTATCCCCACCCATAAACAATGGAGTACCGGATTTCTTAGCTTCTGCGTAGTTTTTCTTATATTGATCCTTTAGTTCTTCAAGTTGTTCTTTGTTTATTCTATCTGTTTTAATCTTAAACAGATCACCAATACGGCCACCGTTCTTTAATATGTTGTTCTGATACTCGCTTAATTGTATTGATGTTGATATTTCCTTGACTCCTGATTGTAAGAATGGCATAGCTGTCAACTGACTAGCAGGATCAGGTATCCAATCACGTATAATTTCATCTAAGTCATATTTTATATTACTTCCACTTTTCTTTTCACGTTCCCACCCTATCAATGCGCCTGTCTGTTTATCCTTTAGCGGCTTCATTTCACTAGGATTAATTAGGTGTAACTCACTCACTTTGCCCTTTTTAGTTTCACTTATCGTTGCTGCACGATCAACCCAAATAAAAACCTCACCGTAAATATCACGGTAAGTCTGATATAATCCCCAAAACTGTTGCTTACTGAACAGTTTGTTTGGACTATTTAGTATATTTAGTATGTCATTTTCCTCTTGCTTCTTGTCACCTTTGTATATTTCAAAGTTAATTTCTCCCACTTTAGCAGCTCTTTTAATCAAAGCTCTGTTAACATACATAGATATTTTGTACGCATCTAAGAAATTAGTAGCCGAACTCCAGGGGTTACTACCATCAACACTATCCCTTAAAGATAAGTTAAAGCTCTTTTTTGATACGAAATCCTTTATTCTTGATATAAATTTATTTTGTTTCATAGTAGATATAAATTAAAAAGCGCCGCTAGTCAAAAATGACCAAACGCCGCAGTTCCTCTGTCAGCACATGTCGTTGTAATATTCGATTATGTTTTAAGTATAGGGCTTATAATTTATTTGTCAAGAGTTAGACCTTGTAGTTGTTATATGTTTTGACATTACCTATATAGACTATCTTGCCAGCTTTAATCGTTAACTGTATCTCAGCACTACCAAAATTAACCTCACTAGCTACTTTCTTGATTATAGAGAACCAGGCTATTTCTTCTCTTGTAACTGGTTTACACTGTTCAATGCCGTTAATCTTTGTACTCATTTATTTCTTTGTTATATTCATTTATATTTATTTTCTCGATATTTCTACGTCTTGCTATATTGTCTGTAGATAATCGCTTTTTTTTACTACGATGCTTGCGGTGTTCAAATCCCTCAAATTTAATACCCGCCCGCCTCAACTCACTCAAGCCTTTGGTTTTTTTAACATTCGCCCATTTACGTTTAACACCTTTGCTCATACTCTATTTCTCCTCTATTTCAGCCTCTAGCTGGTCTGCTTCTGCATTTAGCTTATTACCCTCAGTTATCTTCTGCCTAGCTTTACTGCGCAATTTTCGGACTTTATCCCGGCCAAGTTGTTTTAGTTTGTTAAATTCAGACATTGGTTTATAGGTTACTGGTTTAATTTTAATTTTGAGATGGCCGTACTTCTTAGACAGATATTTGAATTTCTGCAACCAATCAGTTCTAGGGTAGCGCTGCATTAGATCCGCAATATTAGCCCTGCGCAAAGCTATATACTCATGAAACCGCTTATCTAGGCCAAGCCCTCTATGATGGTAAGTGCAGACAGGTATTATATTCCAGGCCTCTTGTATCTGTTTACCGGCATATATAAATACATGTTCCCACTCTACCCGCTTCTGAACTGGGTATATATCTTCCTTAGTACATTCATGTGATAGATCAACTAGATCGTAAACACATACTGCCATGAATGGATCAGCCGCTACTTCCTTTCTTACTTTATTTGGTATTGGATGCACTCTATTATTGTTTATGGTTGTTTAGTTATAGATATATTCCATCTTAGCCAACCAATATATAATACTAATGGTTTCCAACTAATGGTTATGTTTGGTAATAACTCTATCCAATTCTTTTCTGTTGTAAATTCTATTTCCATACTCTTATTGTTTAAGTGGGTTAGTTATACAAATCCTACAAACGGTTTATTAAAATTAGTATATACAGCATACCTAATAGCATCCATAGCATGATCATTTACTTTAACCGGCTCATCTGTAACATGTTCATCTCTGACTTTCCACTTGTATGCTCTAGCTTCTTTTATCACATTCACTGATTCCTTAGTTATAAACCAGCGACTAGCTTTCATTAAATCAATACCCTTGCTTACACTGTCCTTGCCTTTATCTGCTGACACTATCCAAAATCCAGCTTCTTTAATCTCTTGAATACGTTGAGGCTCTGCTGCATCTGCATAGATAATATGCTTAAACGATATTCCTAGATCCGGAAAGTCGCTCTCTGATTTACCCGCTCTATCAGCTTTGTCTTTCATCTCGTCTGTCATCCTATCCCAGCCGAGCATGTGCATTATTAGCTCCGAATTAGTAAGTCCGCTTTTGTATAGTTTCTCATCTGAATATACTTGCTTATCTCTAATACCATTCTTAACTAATGCTGTCTTATTATTAAAACCAAAGTCTAATCCGTAGGTAACGTCATCAAAGAAGTCATCCTTTGGCATACCGTTTATAAGCTCAAAGTGGCTATATATAGCGGCTTCATTGATACCACGCTCTCCTAATCCATAAATACGCCAATAGTTCGGATCTAGTAATTTATAGCTCTCAATCTCCTTAACTATCTCTCCACTTAGGAATGGGTTATCTAGGTAGGTGCTTAGTATAAATGTACAGTCTTGCCTAGTTAATACGAACTCATATATCCAGTGAAACTCATCTGATGGGTTGTAGTCCAGGTATATCTGCCCGGATGTTCTCATAGCCAACTGCTTAAAATCCTCGTACTTAAACTCATTCGCCTCATTCATCCATAGAATATCACGCTTACGACCACGAACTTTCTGTTGTTCATCTACTGCAAAGAACTCAAATAGATTTCCGTTCAGCATGTATTGATTCTCTGTCTTATTGTGAAAGGCCTCGTTGTATAAGCCCATGTCATGTAATATCTCGAAGAAGTCGCGCATCACTGACGCTTTTAGTGCAGGAAGTGTTTTACGACAGATAGCTATGGTTTTACCATCCCACTCAAAGCTCCTCTTAACGAACAACTGGGCTATGCTATATGTCTTTGAACTTCTTGATCCACCCTGGTTAACAACTAGCCGGGTGTGTATGTCCAGGTTCTTCCTGAACACCGGTGTCACTTCCATCTTCAATTTGTTCTGTTCTTCTCTCATGTACTATTATTTCTATTGCTTCTACTTTCTTAGGGCGGCCATCATCAATTTCTGCTTTAGGCTTATACTTCTTAGATAAACGATCAAGTCCATATTTAACAGCCCAGGGCGCACCATAGCCAATAGCCAAGAATAATTTACTCTCGGCTATATCAATCACCTCACCTGTTTTAGTATTCAATGCTTCTACTTCCTGAGACAAAAAGTGGTTGTCTGAATTTCGCCAGTTACTAATAGTTGCATAACTTTTAACTCCTGAATAACGCATCGCTCCGGTGACTGTTCCTAACTTCCTACACCCATCGATATACTTCTGTTTCTGAGCCTGTATTCGTGCTTGAATATAAGCCACCTTATTACCAGACTTCTTTGTTATACCCAATGGCAAATATTTCACTCCCTCGTATGCGTCAGACATAAATTTACTTCATTTTAGTTCATTATCATTGACACTCCTTACAGTTTTATGGCATAGCTACCACCAAATTCCATTTAGATACTCGTTAAATATGTAATCACTCACTCTACAATTCACTGCATTTCCGATTGCAAACCATCTATCTGTCATACTCTCACCCTCAGTCCATCCATCAGGAAATCCCTGTAATCTCTCTCCCTCTAAAATCGTCAAATACCTATATTTATTTTCACCCTCTTGTATTATAACAGACGCTCTACCACTTGATGCTATGCCTGTTGTTAATGTATTCACCCGATCGTATCCACCTATGAACACTGCTCTCCTATCTCCTGTTAAAAATCTCTCCGCTAGTTCATCCGGTAATATCTTCTTTTCTGTTTGTGTGTCTATGAAATCTCTAAATCTTTTAGTATTATCAATCCTCTCCGGCTGTACCTTATCAAAATCCTCTCTACTGCACAAAAATACAATTCGTTCTCTACCTTGTGCAGATCCATAATTTGCCGAATTTAGTAACAATACCCTTACATTATACCCTGCGTGCATCAATAACTTGAATACACTCTGATATGTTTTCCCGTTATTATGTAATAACAACCCCTTTACATTCTCTAATACCACAAACTTCGGCTTTTTTTCGACCAGTATGTTGTATATATAAAATATCATCTGACCTTTCTTACCCTTAGTATCCGCAAATCCCTTTCGTAACCCAGCTAAACTGAATGATTGACAAGGAAATCCACCGGTTAAAATGTCAAAGTCTGGTAATTCTTTTGGATCTATCGTAGTTATGTCACCGAAGTTCTTATGCTCCGGGTAGTGTTTGTTATAGATCCTTACCGAACTTTGCTTTATTTCAGAAAAGCCAACGCATTCATAGCCCCGCTTTTCTAACCCCGTATCGAGGCCACCTATCCCAGTAAACAATGTAAGATACTTTAGTTTCTTCATAATAATCCTGTTAGACTGTCTTGTGTTATCTTCCCGCTTTCGATTGCCAATTTTACTTTCCTGTAATTACCAATATCCTTAAAATGTATTGATACTTTCTCCCGCAAATTCGGAGCCTCAGGTGGTAAAACTTCTAGTACAACCATTCTATCTTCATCTACCTCTACGTCATCTGCATTACCTAAACCAAGATTGACCATCAACTCATCATCTTCAAACCCAATATCCTTTAGTTCTTCCATATCAAACGAAGCTAGTATATCCCAATCCCATTGACCATTACTCCGGTTATCCCTCAGCATCAATTCCCGTTGTTTTTCTTTCGTTACATCTAGTATAGCAACTGGTATCTGTTTCATGCCCAGTTCCTTTGCTGCTCTCCATCTCATATTTCCCGCGAAAATAACCATATCTTTATTAACCAAGACCGGTCTAGTTTCAAAATACTCCTTGTTGTCCTGTATTGATTTACAAAGAATAGCAAACTGGTTCCCCTTTATCTGTCTAGGATTTTGCTCACATGGCTTTAACTTATTAACATCTGTGTACTCAATTTTTTGCATATAGTTTTAATTAGCTACTAATATAAATCCCAACACCAAAACCCCCAGCATTATCCCGCCAACAACAGCTACGCCACCAAGTACCAAAACAACAGCCAGTATTGCATAGCTTAATGCCTTGATACAGATTAGGGTGTTACGTTTCATTATTTTAGGTTATCTTTCAATTCTTTTGCCGCTTTAGGATCGTTAACCATAAACCCGACTATCTGCATAACCATAGTTAAAATGGTAACAAACGTCATCTTATCATTATCAAACCCGAAGTTCACCTTGATAAATGACTTGTACTCTTTCTCTACCTTTTGGTACTCATCCTGTATTTTAACTAATTCCGGGAATTTATCCTCAACTCTCCCAGCATTTTCCTTATCTAATACACCCTTAAAGTACATCATAAGACCTTGACTCTCTAGGTACATAACTTCTTTCTTCTTTTCCCGGAGTGCCATCTTCCTACGCATTTGATCAACACCGGTGTACATTGTATTAACTTTAGACTGTAAAGCGTCTAAGTCACCTTTTAGAGAAAATAGTTTACCTATTACCTCTGAATTAATTTCTTTCATATTTTTATATATTAATTATTTAATAACTTTACCCTCACTAATCCAACCTTCTTTTTCACCCTGTTCTATCCATTTATCTTTTAAGGGTAAAAGGTTTAAGTCAAAAGGGTTAGAAACTGCTTCACGAACCCGCAAACTGCCATCGGCAAGGCCAGAATAGTACCAACTCACCCGCAACCGGTCACCGCTCCAGTCGACATAAGGAACACTACCGCCAGAGTAACGCGACCCTGCACATAAGGTTATATTATCAATATCTAAGTGCTTACCAGTAAAACTATAATAATTAAGCTCTAATAACAATCTCTCTCTTAGGGTAATACCTACTATTCCTTCTTTTTCTAAACCATCAGCTGA